GCTTACAGGGTCATCAGCAAACATCTCCATCACTAACGGGCCAAACTCAGCACCATACTCTGTGGGTGTCTCAACTAGCTCTTGACCCACAGGAGAGCTTGACTCTATGTCGTACCCAGAAGATTCAACTGCCTTTGAACTGTTAGGATCAAATCCCATTATTTAACCACCCGAAATTGTGTTCTATCGTTAGGGTTGACATAAGCCCTATTACCGTCCTTATCCTCTTCCAAAACCCACCCATCTGTATCAGTAGGAGGGGGAGGAGGGTCGCCTAAAGCAGACTCGTTGTCTTCCATTGTTAAAATACCAGTATTGGCAAAAACAACATCAGCAGGATGATGGCCTAAGTTTTTCTTATACCTGTTCTGTAAATCAACCGCTGCCTGTTTTCTTGGCATGATTAGCGATTTAGCAGTATCTAGAATCTCTTTCCTTTGAGTATCATTCAGAGCGCCTGTTTCCAGAGCCTCCACCTGATTCCTGAATGCCGCCATACTAGTATATCCTCTGTTGGCAACAGCGGCCCTATCAGCATCGGTTACGATTCCAGGATCAATAATCTTCGCCAAGATCTTTAGTGCCGCCTCATGCGACGTTACATTCTGATCCGTGAGCAGCCTTTCCAATTCGGGCATTTTAGTGGCTGTTTCTTGGAAAACCTTGACAGGCATAGAGCCATCGTAAGCCGCTTTAACGTCCTTAATTTCCATATCACCAAAGCCTGAGCCGTACATCAGTTTAGCTCCGGCATAGTCGACCGCCAGATCGCCTTGAGGGTCTTCAGGTGTTCCGTATAAATGCTGGAATACAGGATCTTGTGAAAAAGCATTGTGTATCATTTGCGCCTGTTCAGCGTTAGTAGCTCTTGCAAGGGCGCGTCCATACTTTTCTTTGATTTCGGACTTCATTCCCGCAATCTTCATCCTGTGCGCCTCAGTAGCCATTTTCCTTTGCTGTTCAGACAGCACTCTAGCTTCTTGTTGCTGTTGGATTTGCATTGCTGCGTTAGGATCTCTTTGGGATAACTCCATTAAAGCTCTTGGATCACCCATCATTGCCTGACCAGCCAGCTCCTTGATTTGATGTTGCTGTATAGCCCCGCCCATCTGCTGAATATTTTGCCCTAAAGATTCATAACCTCGGGTAATATTCGAGGTATCAACCGGAGCAATGCTCATCTGTTGGGGTGCGCGATACTTATAGACCATGATAATTCACCGCCTTGTAGCCGTTAATCTCTTTCACTAGTTCAGGATTCTTCTGTTCTACTTCTTGGGCTATAACACCCCTTTCAACACCTTTAAGCCCTAATCCTTCCGCAGTCTCATTCCATGTCCATTCGTAGACGTTGTGACCGTTATAAGTACCGATCTTTTCAACATCTTTTTTCAATCGAATATCACTCAGCATTAAAGGCAAAGCCGCTGAAGCCACACCGCCCATCATGTCCATCATTCCAGCTTGGTTAGCTTGGGCAATTGCTTGTTGATTCTGTTGTGATTGGATAGCAGTTTGGGCAGCACCACCCATTAATTGATTTTCGTAATCAGCCTGTCCCATTCTTAAGTCAGCCATCGTTCCCGCACGACCCAAAGCTAAGCCACCCAACTGTTGAGAGGTTTGTTGTCCAATACCCGCAGCGTCGGCCATCATTCCCATAAAATTGGTATACGCACCAATTCCCGCGTCTCGTAAAGCCTCACCCCTTGCGCCTGAGTATAAAGCCCCACTTCCAGCGGCACCTTGATTCACCGCCGCTATCGCTTCATCCATCATGGCTTGATAGTAAGGGTTATCTTGAGGACTGACTTGACCCGTCAGCATCCCCATGTATTGAGGCATGACTTGAGCGCCAATATCATAAGGGGCTAGTTGTTGAGCAGCCTCCCCGTAACCCGTCCTATACTGTCGTTGACCGTATTGCGTAGCCTGTCGGGATCGTTTTTTAGCGTCTTCTGCGGCCATATAAGCGTACTGCTCGGCACCGCCGTCTTCATCGTCACTTCCTGGATAAAGACCGCCTAAGAACCATGTACCAACTGCATCTTCTAAGAAACTCATATTTAACTCGGTGTTATAACCACCGCTCCTGTTGCATCCGACCACGTTGAGGTCGCTGTTGTACCGTCAGCCCACAAGGGAACACCCGTGGAACTGTTGTAAATCATCTTCCCTACTCGCTTATCTGTCGTGTTCACTTCTTCTGTCGCGTCACTAATCTGAGTTGTTGTGTAAGTTATGGGTTGATTCGCAACCAACCTCAAAAACTCTTCGAAGTCTAAAGTGACAGTACCGTCAGGATTTACTGCACGTATCTGGACTGACCAATCACTCATAATAAATTACCGCACCATAAAAGGTCACTTCGACTGGATCTGTTACCCTCAATTTTAGCACAAAATCATTATGTCGCACCAAACGCCCAAATTGGCGCAGAGGGACGCGTTTTGTATATTGACCTATCTCCCCTAGCTTAACGGAAGAAGCCTGTGTGAACGTCTCACCGCCGTCCTTGGAATAATATACCAACATTTCGGGGTCAGAGCCTTGTCCTGACAAAATCCCTACCCCTGTCTCCATTTCCACCTCAATTAAGGGGATTGTGACATTCATAGGAAAGGAAATAGAGTCAGAAACCAACTCAGCCGCTAAATCATCACCACTTTCGTCAAAAGTCTGGGGGTCGTACTCCCATATCTCGTTAGTGTCGTAGCTCCCTATTAAAATCGTGTCAAACGCAGAGACCGCCGCATTCCCTCTCCATCGTCCAATACCTTCAGAGGTCAATTCGTGGCTTAATCCCGTCCCCAAGTCGTAAACCCACGTAAAATCAGCCGTAGGGAAGGTTAAGACGTATCTTTTATGAACCGGCCCGTCAATCCAGAAGCCTATAGCGTCGTCAGATTTGGTAAATCCAGCCGTTTTAGCACTACCTCTTATCTTTCTTTCCAATTCAAGGTCGGATATCTTGGTCATTTGGGAACCAACTAACATTCTTACTGTCCCATCGTCAGCCAACCATGCTGTATATTCGTCTACCGTGGAGATTGAGTTAACTGAACTACATCCACGCTCTAAAGTCGCTCCCTGGATCTTCCTAACAGGCAAACTCGAATCGGTAGAGGTCTGCCACGCTTCCACGGATCTCTCACCAAACACCCATAGGACGGATTTCTTAGTAACACAGCCTACTACGTTGTCAGCATCCTCTTCAGCGGAGAAAAAGTCGTTAGCGCCGTAACTCGTAGCGTCTGAAATAGCTGAAAACTGGACCTCATTCTTACCACTTATCGCGGCGAAGAAGCGTTCGTTTAAAGTGTCTCCATGAACCGATCCGTCCCAATCACCATCGCTAATGATTGCCAGTCCAGCGCCATCAGAATAGGTATAACCAGTCCCCGTACCGTTTAAAATGATAATCTCATTATCCGCAGGTTGGCCTAGATTCCTTAATCTTGCGCGTCCACTACCAAACACCGAACCCAAGTTAGACACATTCTTAGCTGCGTCTATTCTGAATAAATCATCACCGGATACGAAGTAGATAAAACCAGAGTTGAGTAGCATATTTGATCGTATCGGACCGTTACCCGCTGTGGTCCAGTCTTTTAACCCCTCAGTCCTTTGCACCCTTCGGAAAGTCCCATCTTTATTCGCTTCGGGAAGTAAGTTAACAGCCTTACCCCTAGACTGTTTAGAGTCGTAGTCTTCACCGGAACCGCCTAATGGGAAAGGTGCTACTTTCACAGCCCCTCCATCCAATCTAATACGTCAGGTCCGTACTTCTCATATAACTCGTCACCAACAATCCCACCTAAGCCTAAAATATCTCCCACTATGGGAGTCTCTACCGCTGTATACGCCGCAGAACTCAAAAAGGGGCTTTCTGTCTGCTCGTAGACGAAATCAGGAAAGTATTCAAAATCAACCCCACTCAAAGCCTCGCCAATCGCACCCACATGCTCTTGTCCTGCCCGACTTCTTGGGGTGTATGTACCTTGTTGAGTGAAAGACTCTTGTATCCCTCTAGCCGCGCTTGGATCACCCATTAACGCCGCAGGTGCGGAAGTCGCCAGACCTCCTAAATAAGAAGCCATCCCACTTCCCATTGTTAAAGCAGCCTCACCCCTTCCCATAAGGTCTTGTGCGATGCCTTTAGGATCGACCTTAGCTACTTCGTTAACGATTTGTTTGCCGCCTTCTAACCAGAAGTCAGGATCACCGTATAGCTCCATTGTCGCTTCATTAGGCGCGTTTAAGAGGTAGTCTTTTCGCTCTGATTTTGGCAGATCGAAGAATTCTTCAGAATCAATGAAGTCGCCGAAGAAAGCAGAGGTTAAAGGATCTTCTTTTAAAGCGGATCGAAGATTACCCATCGCCTCAGACTTGGGAGACATAGTGCCGCCAATAATCCCTGCTAGAGCAGCTTGTTTCGTGATCCCTTTATTAGCTGCTACCTTTTCAACCTGTTCGAAAGGGATGCCATTCTTCTCAGCTATTTTAATTAGCGAGTCGTCGAATATAACGTAGTTCTTTGTGCCGCCTTCTGATCCACGGGACATAGCGTCGTGGTATTGGATGCCTTTGATACCCTGCTGACTAAGAATCCTACTAACTTCTGGATTATTCTCCGCTGCGAGACGTGTAACCATCCGAACAACAGAATCACCCGTTGTCCTGCCAAGCTCGAAATCCTGCAAAGACTCCCTGAGAATATCCATCCGCTGGTTGTACGCTTCCCTGGATTTTTCTATCGTCTCGTCCGTATGCCCTCTATTTTTCAATTGCTTGTACATAGAGCTTTCTTCGTAAGGGATTTCTGCAATGCTTCGGACCGCTTTAAGAGCTTTAGGCTGCTCACTCAAGGGCTTATCCCAATCCAATAGCTCGTCAGGTTGTACGTCTATGTGGGTTTTGTAGAGGGAGCCAGCGGTTTCAGTGGCTCCTTTGTTAGCATCAATAGCCGTTTTGTATATCTGCTCAAAATCTCCCATCCCCTCAACGTCAGCATAACTCAAATTATCCATTGTTACTGCGTTAGCCACTTGCCTAGCTTGATCGGGGTGCAGGTTGTGTTCTGCCTGAACAGCATCTACTATATTAAAAAAATGCTCTCCGTATGGCTTAACCTCGCCAGTTTCCAGCTCAACTTGACTTCCTTTTAGTTGCTCTCTGTACCCTCTCGCAACATCTTCAGCATCAGCAAAATACAATCCATGACCATAAGCCTGCGCTCCCTCTCCCGTTCCAATATGCTCAAGGGAGAATCGGCCGAAGTCGTGAGGGGAGCCGTGATAGGCTTCTAGAAATGTCTTGCCGCCTCGACTAACAAAACCCGCCTCCGCATCTTCAGGTAGGGACGCAACACCAGCAGCCATTAGAGCGGGTTTAAGCAATGCCATTATCTAACCTTCACCTTAACATCCACTACAGAGTCGTCGTAGTTTAAAACGTTAGTCAAGAGTTGAGCGGCGGTATCTTTAATCTCCATCGCTCTTTCAGCATCCTTCACACCAAACTTAGTTCTTAATCTATCCGCAAGATTCCACACTATCGCTTCTTGCCAGTATCGAGGGAAGTCCACAACATCAGTTGTAGGAGTATCAATGACGTTAATCTGTCGCTCATAAGTGAAGTTAAGCGCCCATTGTGCTGAGTCGGGTTTAGTCCAGACAAAGAACTCATGCCCCTGACCATTTGTCCCAACGGTTTCCTGTCGGGCGAAATAGATTTGAACCGGCGTACCGGAAGAGGTGAATTTGTCTGAAAGACTCATATAAGTTTCGCGATCCGTCATTAACGCAGGGACTTCGTTATTCTGTCGTCCTGAGTATCTTCGAATACCATCGTTGGGAATCCTGGAAATAGGTGAGTAAGTATCGTTATACGCCGTCACCCATCTTCCACTCGCTACATCACCAGTCAACACATCGGTTAAAGTAATCACATCGCCCGCAGGTGCACCATTTATAGTGGTCCATTGGAGGGTATCGTCGTCTAAAAGAATCCCAATGTTATCGCCGTTAGTGAATTTAGTCCCATCCGCTACCGTGATTGTAGACGCACCAGAGGACGCGTCAGCGGCGGTTTCATCGTCTATAGGGTTGTTGGTAATTCGTGCGAAATCGTCAGCAGTGGACGCAGAAGAGGTGTCATACGTCCTTTGCTCCTTCTTCATGTACAAACGGCCCTCAGTATAGGTCCATAAGTGCATTCCTTGAGCCTGCCAACTCAACATCATGTAGTTGTAGCTTTTTCTAGCTCTTAATTGCATAGACGCAGTTAACGTCTCACCATCCGCACCAATCTGGAGAAGGTCGAACGCTTCTTCAGCAATATCATTAAAAGTCGGTGCCCAAGTTGTCGTCGCCATAATTAAATCTCGTTAATTGTTGGGGCGGTCGTAGTCTCTATCTTTGGTGGCCGTGCGTTTTTAAATACCGTCTGCTTCTTAACAGGAGGCGGGAAGTCTTGCGGATCTCTAGGCTCCCAATCCTCCTTAATCACCATAAAGCCATCCCATCGAGGAATGACCTGATCGTACTTGACCTTGAACCCCGAAGAATCACAGATAGTATTGGTCGTAAACTTCCGATAAGACCGTCTACCCCAATGATATCCTCTCTTCTTACCCCTTTTCATTAAGACTGGTAGCCTTGGTTAACAGTTAGAGTTACCGTTCCGCTTGTATAAGCAGTGCAGTCAATTCGAACACCCATCACGTTCGTATCCACAAGCGCCGAGCTTGTAGCAGTCACACCCGTTAGGTCGGTGATATCGTACCAAGTTGCATTAGCCCAATTGTCAGCCGCAGTGGTGGTGTTATTGGGGTCAGTTTCGGGGCGATCGAAAGTATACTCGACCGTCGCTGTCGCTGTGTTCGAGATCTCCAAAAGAACACCCGCACCAAAGCGAGTCTGGTTTGCATCCAATCGGATTGGGTCTGATTGTGTGGCGCTAGATACGCTCACAGATTGTCTAATCATAATAAGCCTCTTAAGCTATCGTTTAACTTTTCTTCAGTGTCTATTACTAATCCGTCAATATCGGAAACATTATCTACAGTTAAATACCACGAAGTCCCTGTCCTAAATTTCATCCTGTGACCGTTTAAGGACTTTTCAAAACATAACCATTCCTTGTTATATAAACCCCATTCAACATTGGCCACAGATCCGTCGTCGTCCTCAACTAAAATAGTATTTGCGTATGATGTAATCTTAATCATCGTTCAAAGCCATACCAAAACCAACCGCGTCGAACCTGTCTACACCAGAAACGTTATCCTGAATCCGTAGGATAATTTTATCCAGTGTCCCTTTCTTTAATCTCAATCCGTAATCGAACCCAAACGTTCTTTGCAAATCAATAACAGGTAAAAAAGCCTCCGATGTACTCTCAACATTATTAGCTCTAAACGCTCCGTTACCATCTCCGAATGCAGGATCACCCAAAGCTAATTGGACGAAATCAAAGTTGCTCACCATTCCTGGATGTAATACCACCTCTCCTTTTGACTGTGTTGACCACAAAAATTGCACCCCGTTAGTTAGCGCTCCGATACTGCCAAACTGGTTTAATGTAGCTCCCGCATCAGCTATAACAATCGAGATAGACTTTATAAATACATCTCGATCTTCTTTTGCTGCGATCGTAAAGTCCTGAGGGGCCGCAGCACTCGCATTTACCTTCATATCCTCATCACCCGTATCCGATCCATCGTCTGTAAAGAACTGCCTAAACGGTTCAGGAGCTAAACCCTCATTTAACGGAGGGTGGGTGTGCTTAACAACAGGCACCGCACCATCACTAGACAAGGCTAGCTTCTTCCCTGAAGCTGGATCTACTAGGTAAATATCAAGAGACAATTAAACAATCTCTTTTAAATGACAAACCAAGGCACAATAGATATTCATCGTACCTGCGCTCAATCCAGTAGGTGTTATTTGTACGCCAATCGAAGAGCCTTTCGGGACATCCAAATCAATCGAGGCAAACAAACGCCCACCTTCGGCTTGATAGAAAATGATGATATCATCTCCGCCCGTTAAGGTTTTACCCTCTGCGCCTTTGTAAGCATCTACTGTAAGCGTTTCAGACGAGCCGAAGTTCCTGTTTTGGTTCATATCAACCGCAGCCGCATCAGATATAACCGTTCCCGCTGTTGGATTTCTTACAATCGTAATAACAGGGAGGTCAGACAATGTAGCCGCTGAACCAATACCCACCGCTATTGCATCAACCTTTAAAGTCCTTCCTTCTGAATCGTTATTTTTAACGTACATCACAGCAGATTCGCTAGAAGATGTTAGCCCGATAGTGCCCGTGTTTAAGTTATAGCTAAGACCCTTATTTGTTGCGTCTTGCTGCTCAGTGTGAATGACAGAATCAGTGTGCGAACGATTGTTCTTATCAACCTTCGCCTTATACCCACCGCCTGTACCGTCTTCTTGAATCATACCCTTTCCTCTATATCACAGTCGTCTATGACAAGCTCTGTCATTGACTGTAAGTGGATTTCAATCTTGCGTAACGTTATATAGGTACGCTCGTTTAAATCGCGGTCAGAGAGGGACTCTAATAATCCCTGCTCTGTATTGTCGTCAATCGCCTCAACAGTCTTTTTATTGTCGGGGCGTACAACGCTGGACCGCGTTACCATTACCGTTCCTTAGCAGCCATGATCCAGTCAACAGTCATGGTCTTGGCCGCAGCCTCACCATTCTGTATGTGCATCATTACCGAAAGAACCTCATCGTCTGGAAGGTTAGTAGTAACGGAAGTGCCAGTTCTAACGTCGTCAACAAAATAAGTGATCGTGTCAACGCCGTCATAATGGAAGGCTAATTCAATATCAGTCGCATCAGACATAGTAGTTACAGCACTTGCAGTCGTCGCTGTGGAATCTTTAGTCACCACGAAATCAACGTTAGTATCACCATCGTCTTTACGGAAGAAGATGCCGTCAGTAGGTGCAGTACCTACAGGATCAGTAGCGGTTTTGATAATCAACCCCATGAAAATATCTGATTGAGTTGCATCAGAAACCTGGAACCTTGCAGAAAACCACGCTTGCTTACCAGCAGCCATGGCGAAAGACTCACCCGCTAATTGCAGGTTGTCTAAATCGTTATCGCCAGCGGCGTTAGTTAATAGTAACGCACCGCCATCTTTGTCAGTTACCGCTTCAGTAGCAGAACCAGCACCGGCTTCAGTGGTTGTAATGGTCCAATCGCCAGCCGCAAATGTATCAAAGTCATTAAAATACATGTGGTAACGAGTGGGGGCGGGTAGGCCGAATTCACCTAAAGCAGTATTCTTAACTGCTGTACCTACACCTTTGGTATAACGTGTTGGAGTATCTCTGGACATAATAATTCCTCAAATTGCGCTTTCAATGAAGGAAAGCGCCCCGAAGGGCGCAATCCGAGGGTGGAACTTAGGCAGACGCGCCAGAACCGTAGTAGGCTCTGGGATCGGTCACACCTACACTAAAGCGAGTCCTACCAACGTGTCGGTAGTTCATAGTATTAGTGTTTGAGTTGTCAGTCATAAACTGGTGAGGAGATCGACGGTAGAACTTACCACCGTTCTTAACATCAGTTTTAACGAACCATTTGCCAGTGTCAGTGAAGTAATGGTTAACTTCATAACCTTTGGCAAACTTCTTAGTAACAGCGTTAATCGCGTTGTTACCAGACTCAGGCTGGAAGCTGGATTCCAACAGACGATCAGCGGTGAACTGAAGGTCAGTAGGAACAACCAGACATTCGGTTTTTACATTGGTCTTCAAGCCAGAAGCGTTGGTGAACTTGCTAACAGCGATACAAGCATCTTCCAAAGCAGCCTCAGAGAGGGACTGGAAAGCACTGAACTTGTTTGCAAACGTACCAGACTTCAGGATGTGAGCCGTATTAAATACGGATAGACCGTCACCCGCGAGGGCAGAAGTGTCACCATTGTTGATGATGTTAGCAGCGATAATCTGCTCTGCTTCTTGCAGGGAGTCTTCAATGTAAATACCAGCTTCACGCATTTCGTTTTCGTACAGGTTGTCTTCGATACTTTCGTAAGTAATCTCAGAACCTACAGCGTAAACGGCGTGTGTGTACTGGTTAACGTATAACTGTTGTGCGCTATCGGTGAACACTTCAGAGCCTTCTGGCTTCAATTGTGCAACACCTAGAGTCGCTTTATACACATCAGTTGCGTAGGCAGAGTTGTCAGACTTCTCTTCCAAGAAAGCCTTCCACTCTGGGTTGTAACGGGCGTAACGTGCACCTGCTACAGCGTCAACACCTTCCTGTAGGAGGCGTTGAATATTACCACGGGTTTGAATAGCCATGATTCAATCTCCCTTATAGTGCGGCTACAGCAGCGAACAGGTTAGATTCGCGTACAGTAACAAGCAGGTTAACGTTAGCACTGGCAATATCTTCGTTGTTAGGATCTTTAGAAATTCCCACAACAGTTAATTGACCAGTAGTTCCATAAGTAGTGTCTAGCTCTGAAGTGGAGATGCCAGAAGTAGCATTACCACCAGTAGAAGCAAGATCAGCAGCGTTGTGCATGTCGGTTACTGTGAAGCTAGAGCCAGAGCTTTGAATTTCAAAGATTACGTCTTTCACAGGGATTGCAATTGCAATTCGCTCGGTAGAAGCAGCACCATCAGCCGTTCCCATGCCATCGTCAGCAGTAGGTACAAAGCCGGTGATAACATAGTCAATAGACTCACCAGCGGCAGATAGGGTTACTTCAGGGATAGTACCCGCAGAGCGGTCGCCACCTATAAATCCAGTCACAGCAGCCGCGTTAGAGTCAGCAGCGCGTTTTACCGCAGTACCAACAAAAACAGCCGTAGCATAACTGGAAGGAAGGTAGACCTCTTGTACAAGGTTTCCGAGACTGGACCCGTCGATTTTAGAGAATGGGCGCAGTCCGAAAGCAGCGTCTTGATTCGCCATCTTTCTTTCCTCATTGATAAATTAGATTTACCAATCGCCCAATCTTTTTGGAGGATAGGGTGGAATATATTAACCAGTTCTGTACCGGATACTACATTCCTCCCCTTATTGTAATAATGTGACAATATTTGTCAACTATTACCCATGTTAACGTCAGAATCTTTAAATTCTGGTCCCATAGAGATATTCATCTGGCCTTCTAAGCCTTTCACCCCATCAACACCCTCGCCTTTGGCTTGGGCTGCTTCCTGGGCCGCTACGGTAACACCCTGTAATTGAGCGTCAGCACGTTTCTTGTGAACACCTAGAACACGCTCTTGATACATATCGAGAGGCATGTACATGAGATAGGCATCGACTGGAAGTCCAGCCTTACCCCTTCCTACAGGGACGCGGGCGTACATTGACTGAGGATCGTGACTGGGAAAC